GGCACGTAAGGGCAGTAGAATAATCCTGCATCATATGCAGAACTACCTTTGTATCCAGCAACGTAGAAGTGTCTGTCACTTACGTTTGCAGAATATGGGTCAACATAAACCTTGATTCTACCGTTCAACGTACCAGCAAGAGTGCTGCTATTGTCGTCAGGAAGTAGTCCACTGTTGCCAGCAAGAGCAGGAGTATAATCAAGAACGCCTGCCATTGACAATGCAGATGCAACGTCAGCAGAACAGATCAAGATGTTACCCTTCCCGCGTCTAGTCTCGTGACCAATCGCGTTCATATCTCTTTCGATGTTGAAAAGAAGACCTTTGAACTTCTCTACAGACCATCTACCGTTGGAGTCAACGTCAAGATCGAATACACCAGCAGTTGCAGTGTTTGACTGAGAACCAGGTCTTGCAACCTTGTACACAGTACGAACAACTTCACGGTTGATTTCAGCAAGAACCTCAGTAGACAAGATGTTTGCCAACTCAGATTCAGCGTCCAATCCGTGAACTGCCTTAAGATCTTGAGCAAGTTCCAAACTGTACTCTGCCTTGAGTGCTCTGGACTTCGCAGTCACAGTAACTTTCTCAATGCTGAAGTTCATTTCAGCGAAGGCATTAGAACCAGTACCTAGAGTCTCTGACTCATCGGTTCTCATTCCTGTACCGTTGGTATATGTACCAGAGTCGTTAAGAAGACCTGGGTTTGAACCTGCTTGTGCAGATCCTTGTGATCCGAAACCAGAAGTCTGTGCTGCGTCAGTTCCAGAGAACTGTGAATCTGATTCGTTGAAGAACGCTTCAGAACCAGATGCTCTGTTAGTACCGTATCTAGATCTCATTGCGAAGATCAGACCAGTAGGACCAGTCATAGGTTGAACACCAGCAATGTCATAAGCAATAAGCTTAGGCATTGAACGTCTAATCAATGAGATTAGAACTGGGTCGAAACCTGCAACAGGACCAGTTGCTGTAGCACCTGCAGAGAAACCTGCAGCGCCTGAAGTGGATCCAGAAGAGTTTGTAGGAGCAGCTTCGTTAAGGATGCCTGCTTCTTCTCTTAAAAATGATTCTTGGTTTTCGAGCAGAATTGCGGTGACCGCTTTCTTGTAGTTGTCCTTGATGGAATCAAGACCCTCACAATTAAGAACGGGTGACCACTTCTCCTGCAGATGTTCGGATTTGAACATTGCTTTTTACCTCTTTGGGGTTATAGAAAAAATAGTTTAATGACTAAAATCACTTAGTCCAGCGTCTGATAGCGTCAACGTACTTGGACATTGAATCAGACATATCTGTTTCCACAACTGGTTGAACATCTTCGGCAATCGTTTCAGATGCAGTTTGTGGTTTGCTGCTAAAATATGACTCCTTGAGAGTTTCAATTTTGCTGCGGAATGACTCTTCATCTTTAAACTCAACACCTTCTGAGAGACTTCCAAGTTTCTCTTTCTCGGTTTGGGCGAGACCTTCTGCGATCTCAGTCACGATTCCATTCTTACGAAAACCTGCCACTTGGTGTGTAAGGTCAACGTTCTTATCAATTTGTTCGTTGAGTTTTGCTTCCATCTGATCAAGTTCAGTCACCATATCAGTAATGATGTCTGCCTTCTCCTCGGGAACCTCAATGTGGTTCTCGACGAAAACTTTTTTGAGACCTGCAACCACGCTCTCAGCGATCTCTGCTTTGAGACCAGTTTCAACTGCGAGTTGGTTGGCGTCGATCCACTGCTGAGTAGCGTAAGTTAGATACTCGTCTACTTGCTCAGCAAGTGTGGTCTTAACTGCTTCGACTTCCTCAGAAAGTGTACCTGCGTATTCCTTATGAACACGGTCAAGTTCCTCGTTGAGGCGTGATACAACAGCGGCTTCGAAGATAGTCGCTGCTTTTTCTTTGAACTCTTCAGAAAGATCTTCGCCTTCTGTAAGAGCGGCAACGTCAGCAGAAAGGTCGATCTCAATAAGATCTTCGCCTTCAGCGTTTTCTGCTTCCACTGATTCTGCCTTCTGAGGTGATGCTGCAGAAGGTTTTGTCTTAGGTGATGCTGCCTGTGTTTGTGATGGAGTCTTCAGTTTGTTAGACTCATCATCAGGTTTTGAGTTCTGAGGTGTAGGACCTCCGAGATTCTCAACGCCACCCAAAGAAGAACCATCAGCAACAGCACCGTCGAATTTTGCTTCGGTGACTTGCTTTTCTTCGGATGCCATTACTTCATTCTCTTGTGACATTAGAGTTGTCTCCTTAGTAGTCTTTGCTATTCGTAAAAATATTTATAATCACAGGGTATTTAGAAAATTTGAAAACGCGGAAATTTTCCGCTCTTCAAGTACCTTGAGATTAGCAGCGTTGTCGATTTGCTTCTTCATAGTGGCAATTTCAGACTCTTGCATAAGTCCGTTGTTCCAGACCCATTCTTTGCCTTCCATAATTCCATTAACAAAAGCATCTGGTGCTGAGGGATCAGCAACAATATCTGCTGCAGTTGCTAACATAAAATCATCAGCAACGACTTTCGATCCATCTCTTGTTTCTTGGAGTGATCCAATACCACGAGATGAAACGCCTAGTTTCACACCTTCATCTAAAAGTGAACGTGTAATGTTCCCCATAGGGGTATCTAGGATTCTTGCTCTGCCCTTAAAGTTATTACCTTCTTGAACTAGAGAGGTGATCAAATGTGAAACTCGATCAAGGTTCACAGTAGGACCATCGGGATGACCCAACTCTCCTAGTGCGCGACCGCTTTTAACGTATGACTCGTTATATTTAGCAACTTCGCGTACCAGAGTATTAATAGGGTACATTCTTCCGTTGCGATTTTTGATCTCGCCTTGTAGGAATGTTCCTTCTATGTATAGGTTTTTCTTACCGTTCTTTTCCTCAGTAAGGATCTGAACGTCTTCAATCTGTTCCGTGATCAGTTTCATCTGTGGGTTCCTCTTGAGTTTCGGGTTTCATCCAATCACCTGCAATTTCTTTCTTCTTTGCTTCTAGAGCATTAGCAGTCATTGCTTTCATTGCGTCATCAACCTCTCCACTGAGATCTTTGTTCCCAGAAAAAAGTTTGTTGACAATTTCTTTCGCTTGGATGGATGGCATAATAAATGTCCTCGTATAATAATATTTAGAATTCTCCGCGTTTATAGTCTGCTGGAGCGACTGATTCGACACCGCTTGGACCTTCTTCTTCCTCGACTTCACCTTCCATTCCCATTCCACCTGCCATCGGTTCACCTGTCATAGGATCAATCGAAGCGGGGTCAGGAATCTTACCTTCTTCAATTTCTTTTTCAATCTGTTCGTCGATCTCAGTGATCTCCGCTTCAGTATGTCTTAGAATTTGACGACGGATATAGTCAGCAGAGAAGTATCTACCAACGAAAGGATCCATTGATTGAACAAGATTCAAACGCTCTGTTAGAATCTCTTTCTCTTTTAGTTCAGAGAAATAGTTGTCAGCAATAAAATCATATTGAATATGCTCTGACATCTCATCCCACTCTTCAATGCTGATAACACCTTTTAGAATGAGTTGAGTTTTAAGTAGATCGTGAAGTAGTTCAGAGAACTTCTTACGCAAACGAGTTACGAACTTTTGGAACTTAATCTCGTCACGTGTGATCTCTGCTGCGCGACCTAGGTTAAAGGTTGACTCTGATTCCAGTCTTGATTCTGGAACGTTGAGTGCACGGTAAAGTTTCTTCTGGAAGTATTTGACATCCTCAAGTTCTCCAAGGTTTTGTCCACCTGGGAGAGTAGTGATCTCAGTTCCTCTTCCACCTTCTCTACGTGGCAACCAGAAATCTTCGAGCATTGACATAAATTTTCTGTCATCTCTGATCTCTCCTGTGTCTGCGTTATAGACCAATTTGTTTCTATAACGAGACATTACCTCACGGAGATATTGTTCTGCTTTTTGCTTAGGGAGATTACCAACATCAATGTAGAAAATTCTACGTTCTGGTGCTCTCGATAGTCTGTAGATAACAAGACTATCTTCGATCATCCTTAGTTGGTTGAGCGCTTTGATTGACTTGTGCAAATGTGACATAATCACATTCTTGTTCATATCTTTCAAACCACTGTGGGCGAAAGCAATTGCATCAGGAGCAACCTTGATACCAGAGGTTTCCATTGCTCTGAGACCTTTGGGATTATAAACATAATACTCTGCAGACTTGCCAGCAAGTTGCGCTTCCATTGTCCTTGGATCTTGGAACTGTTTATCCTTAGGACGCTCCATCTCCACGACCTTACGGATTTTTCGTGGATCAATATATCTTAGTTCTGTGATACCACCTCTAGGGTTCTTGGTATCAATCATCTTGTGATAGTAGATCTTCCCGTCAATATACCAGCGACGGAAAATATCATATGCTTTCTTGTCAAAGTCAAGCAGACGGAGGATGTTAAAGAACTCCTCTCTAATTCTTTTCTTGATAGTACCACTGACTTTAAGATTAGATAACTCCACGTCTACGGGACTATCATCTAACTCACCAGCGATTGCTTCGTTTACTACATCGTCAATAGCGCGATCACATTCAGGATGAATTGACATTGCGCGATAACGACGAATTAAATCGTTTTCATCTTTGTATGTTCCATCAAGATCGATTGCAGTACCGAAATACCCACCACCCGAGACTGGTGTCGCTGCATCATCTGACTCTTTACGCACGAAAGAAGGACCCTTCGCAGAGTCCTTCTTAGCACGTTCAAGAGAATAACCAAAAAGTTGGGACATCTAATTATTAGAATTTTCTTCCCAACTATTTATAAGGTTTCAAATTAACTTTATTTGACCTGATTAACTGCCTGAGTTTCCAGTGTTGACATCGTTGTCATAAGTCCAGTATTGAACTTGGAATTCAACGGTGTATTCCTCTGGAGTATCTGTGGTTCCCCAGTCAAGATCGATCGCAGAAATGTTAGATGGCCAGATACCTTCGAACTTGTATGTACGAATGATCTTACCTTTTCTATCCATCTGTCTAACTTTTGCCATCGCTTGATAATCAGCGATAGTGTTAGCATTTTGGAAGTTCTGCTGTAGTGCTTGAATGTTGGTTGACCAAGATTCAAAGAACGCTCTCATCTTGAATGACTGATCGTTTAGAACAGTAACGGTCCAAGGTTCGAATGTTCTGTCGCCAGCAACCTTGAGGATTCTTCCTCTATAAGGAACTTCCACAACACCAACTGTTGATGCAGGAATGTTTGCTGCCTTCACGAGGAAGGTACCGAATGCGGATGCTTCGGAAGCGTTTAGTTGTGACTCACCAGCGGAGTTTTCAGATGCTTCTGCTGAAGAACCTGCTACTCCACCTGACTGAGGTGATACCCCATCCTGAAGGATTGGGGGTGCATAGATTTCGCATTGAAATAGATTCGGGCGGGCGAAATCTTTGACTTGATCTCGGAAGGAGAAGATCGGAGCTCTTACCGAGCTCTGCTCCACCTGTCCTGGTTGTTGTTCTGCCATTGTTTTAACTCCTAGTTAGACTCTTGAATCAGGATGTTACTTCAGCGAAACTAGAACCAGTTCTAGTTGCCGTGAAGGTTAGGGTGATGAAGTTGATAGAGCGAGTAGGTTTCACGAAGATCTCCGCGAAGAATTCTCCTCTGTCAATACTTTCAGGTGGGTTGTTGCTGCTGTCGCAAACAACTAAGAAATCGATGATGCCTCTGCGAGACTGAACCGATCTGAGGAAAGGTTCCACAATGTTCTTGAATGAAGCACGAGTAAACTCGTCATTCAATTCAAAGAGTTGTGTCTTTGCTGCTACTGAGATTGCATCTTCAAGAACCAAGAACAAGCGACGAACGTTGATTCTGTCGAATGCAGATTGGTAAGAAAGTGCAGTCTTATCTCCGAAAAGGACGATGCCTTGTCCAGGGAATGCAACCACAGGGTTTACACGTGCAGCATATAGTCTGTCCCTGTGATCCTTAAGAGGTGAGTAAGCAAGTTTAATTGCGTTTCTCAATTGTCCTCTGTTGAATCCAGCAGGTGAGAACCACGCTTCTGAATTAAGAGTTGCGCTAAGTGTTAGACCTGCAAGGTCAGCGTTACAAGGAATGTAACGGTACTTATCGTTGTACTTATCGTAAATGTACTTATAGTTGTTATCGAAGACAGCGTATGATGTGCTAGAGAGTTTATTGAAATAATCAATACATCTGTTAACAATCACGTTGGTATCGCTAAGACCGATCACGTCGTTACGTGAAGGTGAAACGTATGCCAAGCAATCCTTACGGGTTGCAGCGATGTCGATGATCTTCTGTGCTTTAGCAATTGTATCGCTAGTGTCTGCCATTGAAGGACCCATCAAGATGTAATCTACATCGATGGTTTCTTTGTCAGCAACTAGATCGTATGAACCAAGGATCTCAGATCTTGAAAGTGTGTAACCGTCAGTACCACCTTGAAGTGAGTATCTGAGAGTTGAACCCTTTGCAGTACCGATGATCTCACGACCAAGGGCAGTTTCTGTAGTCTTGATTGCAGCAACTTGCTTGATCAAGTCGAAGTGTCTTGAAACACCAGATCCACCAAAGTCACCGTTAGCACCAGAGTCAATATCATAGATGCTGCCAGTCTCGTGTGATCCCCAATAAACGTAGGATGAGATGTTTTTAATAACGTCTCTGTAGAACACAGTCTCGCCCTGAACGCCTTTTGCGTCAGATGACTTAGACACGAAGAGGAACTTCTCTAGAACCGCACCAGGTGTACCAGTGAGTTTGCCATCTCCATCAAGGACAAGGATGTGCATTTGGTCTTTAGAACCACCACGATCCGCAACCCAAGGTGAAGTGCTTGGTCTAGGAGCAACGTTTGACCACTTCTGTGAACCACCGAAATATCTTTCGTCGTATTCTGATCTTACAGAAGCAACGTTCACATTAGGTGAACCTGCAACGTTGTCGTCAGATACAGTATAGTTTGCTTCGAATGCTTCGCTAGATGCATTAGTAATAGTAAGAAGTTGTCTTTCGACTGCATCTACTTTACCTTTGTCACCAGTTCTGGATCCACCAGACTCAGCACTCCAAAGAGCGATTACGTCACCAACTTCAAGAACGTCAGATGAGAGTGAGTAGTTAACATCAATCTCGACCTTTCTTGTAAGAGGATCGTAAGCAACAATTTGACCTTGAACAGGAATACTTACAGGTGAGGCAGCATCAGTTTCTGCTCTCCAGTATTGTCCGTTTTCAAAGTCGCCTGCGATGGATGCAGAATCCAATGTGACTACGACTCTGTAACCGTAAATCTTAGCACCTGCGTTAGCACCAGTGTAAGTTACGCTAGTTGTAGTTTGGAATTCCCATTCAGCAGTAGTAGGTTGTGCAAGAGAAAGGATCTGGTCAGGACCAGCGTCAGTCATTACAACTCTTACAGAGTTACCGTAAAGACCAGGGTGTCTAGCAGCGAACTTCCAGTTATTAGAAGCGCCTTCAACATTACCTTCATACTCTTCAAGATTTCTAACCAAAGGAGCAGACACACCAGTTGAGGTCTGTTCGTTGATTGTAGTCTTACCTGCTGTAACAACAAGTCTCTTAACTGTTTGTCCGTCTGTCTGTGCAGCAGCAGTTGTTTCCAACTTACCACGCTCAACAGTTAGATCGTTACCAACAATCGCTGTAACCTTGACAATCTCGTCAGAGACCAAAAGGTGATCGTTGATAGAAACAGCAAGTGATGCTGATGAAGTAATAGTCAGTGTAGTACCACCAGCAGCAAGGGTTCCACCTTGGTTCATTGTGGTGCTGTTACCCGACTCTTCGATCAAGGTGATGCTTGCGCCAGCAGCGTGTGAAGTTGCTGCAGTTGCAAGTTGACCACGCTGTACAGTAAGGTCATTACCTGAAACGTTAGTCACTCTAAGAACTTCAGCGTCGATCAACAGAAGATCGCTTGTCGCGAAGTCTGTCGCTGCTGTTACTGTAAGAGTAGTATCTGCACCAGAGAAAGTAGTGACAACAGTTTGTGCTGTGTCAATAGCGTTCTTAAGTGAAGAACTGTTCGCACGAATAACCTTAAGTGTACCACCGTACAGTAAGAATTGTGCTGCTGAATACCAGTATTCGTAGTTGTAGTCGTTAGGACGACCGAAGACTGCTAGGAGTTCCTTCTCGCTAGTTACGTCTACAATCTTATTAACGGGACCCTTTTCAAAGGAACCGACTATCACTGCCACATTATCTAGAGTTGCGTTAGCAACCGTAGTCAGATCCTTTTCAAGTACCACGACCCCTGGCGAAAGTTGGGTAGATGCCATTGGTTAGCTCCTGAAAAAATCTCAATCTATGCTGATATTATTTAGTAAAAGGTACTGTTCAAGCGGGGAAACGGAACGTGAACATTACCAGTCGGGATACTCAAACTCCTTACGCTGCTTTGGTTTTGAATTTCTAGTCTTACTTATTCTTTTCTTTGTACAGTATTTGCATTCATACGAATATGCAGAGGGGTTTTGTCCTCTGTCTTTTCTAGTCTTATAAAAATTATCAGTGAGCGAGAGAGTTCTCAGGCATTTTCTACATTGCCTATCAACAAAGAGGAACTGCTCTAGACCCAGTTCGTCTTCTATACTCACTGTTCCTCACTCTTCCTTGCTGCGTAACCTAGTACGAATCCAAAAGAAAACAACACTAAGGTTATTAGTGCTGTTGCTAGGTTAAGTAAAATGCCTTCCGTACTCATTTGTAATCCCACATATAGGAGCGATCGCCATATTCATCGGTATGCCAGACTTGTCCTTCGGGGTCTACGAATGATTCGTTAGTGAGACCATCATCCATAAATCCAAAGGGTGCCATATCCGCTTCAATTGCTTCGCGTTGTTCTTGATACATTCTAGCACGAATGTCGTTATCGTGGAGTTCTTTAAAATAATCCTGTACTGCCAACCAAGAGAACATCACAAGACACATAGCAAGGTCATCGTTGCAACCTTCTTCTGCTGCCCACGACTGCCCTTTTTGAATGAAGGTAGTTAGTTCAGAGATAATATCATAATCACATAGAACTAACTTATCATCTTCTAGCAACTGCTTCAGGTTAGAACAACCAATCTTTTTAACAGAGGTTGACATCTTGACACCCAGTTGTACCTTACCACCAGAGAATCCTTGACCGACAACTTGTCCTGCTCTACCACGCATTGCTGCCATTAGTAGATTGTCATACTCAAGATCATACTGTATAATATCTGCAACCTGACCACCAATGTCATTTATTTCTACAAGAATGTAAGCGTGGTTATATGCTCTTGCAACCTGACAAATAATATCAGGGAATAACATAGGTTTAACTTCATTATTTCTATACTTAGCAACTAACTTATATGGAACGGTAGTTGTATCGAACAGTGTGAATGCACTGTAGTCTCCATCAATACCTCTTGCTACGTCCACTGTCATCGTATAATTATGTTCCGCTTCTGGTTTACTGAATACATCAAGACCATTTTGTTTTTCTATTGGTTCGTCATATGTCATCACTCTCAACTTACTGGGAGAGATCAGAGTATCTACAGATCCAAGGAACTCACATTCAAACTCAACACGGAACTGTTGTTCACTTGTGTTACGGATTGTTTGTGCTTTCCAATCAGCATCTCTTCCTGGTACCTGAGACCAGTGAACTTCTGTAGGGATATATTCATTAGTACCACGCTCTGCATCGTGCCAGAGTTTGTAGTACATATTCATCCCGTGAGGGGTAGAGATGATAATAACCTTAGTGGATTTACCAGAAGAAATAGTAGGATAGACAGAACTAAAAAACTGATCTGCAATGTTATTCGGAACGAACGCGAATTCGTCCAGAAATATGACGTTAAAAGACATACCCCTGACGGCACTAGCGCTAGTAGATGCAGCAAGGAGTTTACTTCCGTTCTCCAATTCCACTGACCCTTTGTTCCAACCAATAATACCTTGCTGCATCCATTTAGGAAGATTCTCATAACTGAGTTGTAAACGTCCAAGCATTTCTCGTGCAGTTGCTGCTTTGTTTGCGAGGATTGCGACATTGACGTTATCGTTAAAGATTACATACCATAATAGATATGCGGTAACAACCGTTGACTTACCACTTTGTCTTGGTAACTTAGCAATATTAAATCTATTCTCGTGGAATCTATCTACCATCTCCTCTTGGAAATCGTACAGATTAAATGGGATGACACCCTCATCCAGCGACACAATTTTAATGTATGTCTTAATAAAGTAAATAGGATCACCCGCACATTTAATAAACTCCTTCACCTGTTTGGGTGTGAAGTTAGTATGTACGTTTGCCTTCTTTAAATTGGGGTTGCCTAGATATGCATCAAGACCCATCTTCTTCCTTCTCTTTCAAACTATCTATACGCTTCTTCAGTTCTTGATACCCGTCGTACTCTTCCTCAGAAACCTCGATCTCTCTAAACCTTACAGACATTAGTTCTTCACCTGGTTGGGGTGCTTCAGGATGCTTTGGTGTGGGAGGTTTACTCATCTCTATATTAATAGATTGAATATTACTCCACATCATTGCAAACGCAGCACCACCAATAGCGACTAAACATCCAAGATAAAGAAATGCTTCAAAGTTGTTCATTTAGTTTTCGATATACTTTTCTAGTACCTCTAGTTGATCGTGATAATGTGAGATTTGATCTAGTTCACTTTCAATCGCTGCCATAATATCTGGATGCTCTCCGATACCAACAGGATTGGTAAGATAAACTTCGACGTTCATCTTATGCTTTTCAATGTTCCCTAGGGCGTGCAGTTTAACTGCTTCAATTAGTTTCTGTTTCATTAGATTATTCAGTAAGTGTGCCTCGTGCTCTACGAAGTTGTCTTAATTCTTCAAAGTCTTTTTGTTTTGTGCCGCCATCATATGGCCAAGCATAACCCTCACCAATCATTTCTTCGTTGATTGACACTGACTCGTCCCCAATATATAACCATCCAAGAAGACGCCCATACTTACCGACACCACCAACAAGTTCAGTCCTAATAAACAACTGATCATCACCAGCAATGGTTGATTCAAGTTTACCTTTGAGCCAATTTGTTGCATCGATACCAAGTGCTTTCTCTTCTAGATTACGGGTTCTTTTCTCAGGAGTATCGACTCCTGCAATTCTTACCCGTTCTTTTTTATATAGTTCGAAACCAAGATCGATTGTTACGTCAATAGTGTCCCCGTCAAGGACTCTGTTGATCTCCGTCACTCGGAAGTTGTAACAACTCTTCCTGCTCGGGGGCACCATTTCTGCCATCGTTCATCTCCTTGAATGATCCTTTCAATATGTAGTAGATATACCAACTTACTATTATGAGAAGGATTGCAACCATCCAGATAACACCCCATACGGGGTCACCGTAATTTTCGTGAGTCCTAAGAACTAGTTCCATCTAACCCATTATGTTTACATCTATTCCTAAGAATGGTGCGATCTTTCCAATGACTCTCAGAAAACCATCGACAAACGCACCAAGGAATGCGAATCCAAGCAACATACTAATAAGTGAAGCATTACGATTATGCCTACGAATCTTATCTTCAATCATTTCATCCACTTCATCACGTGTTGGATGGTTGGGTAGAATTTCTTTAAAACGATTTGTCATTGGTTCGTCTCCAAGTTCGGGTAGATGGAAATCGAAGTCTATAATATCTTCGGATGCCCAAAAATCTTCCCAATCTTTTGGTGAATCGGTTACGTCTTTTATCTCTGGTTTTTCTGGTGTTTGAGTCATTTTAGTTTACGTGAATTGTTCCAGTCATTCCTGCTCCTTGATGTGGACCACAAAAGAATTCGTAGTCTCCAGCATCAGCAAAAAGGATGTCTTGAGATTCACCAGGGGAGAACATAAGAGACTCTCTGGATAAATCTGCTCGACCTTCTACAATGATATTATGTGGAGGCAACATATTATTCACAAAGTGAACAGTATCACCTGCAGATATGGTAATATCGTTAGGTTCGAAAACTAGGTTTCCATTGCTTCCCATAGTTACATCAACAGCATACACAGGGAATGCAAAGAACAACGTAGCAACGAATGCTAAAATGAACTTCATACTTAAGTTTATCAACTAGAAGTATTTAACTGTGTACAAAAATGAGTTTATGGTTAGTCAGGAATCCCTGTTTTTACCAAACACACTGATTGCACCGTCAACAAAACCACGTCGATAATCCCAAGTATCACCACCTATTTGCCCTCTCTTAGGGTTGATGCACTTGTCGTAATCTGGATCGGTATCACTAATATTATTGCATACTAATCCTGCTAAGTCTAGTTCGTTACCTTTAGCGCCAGTACCAGTCCAACGGTGTTCACCGTTTAACCAAGTAGCACCACATTTGTCACAAACCTTTTGCTCAAATTGCATTGGTGGTCTCCCACAGGTTACTAGAAGAATTTAGGATAATAAATGATATATGTCAAGAAACTCTTTGCGAAGAGATCCGTTACCGCAAGGTGAAACTTTGCTCTACCAATATTTTTATCCATTAGCACTTCCACTTGCGTAATGCTAATGCTTTACGAGTGGGTTTACCTTTCTCATCTTTCATCGGTCCTTTGACTCCACCCATTCTAGCGCAGAAAGATCTTTTCCTAGGACCCCCTTCAGGTTGAGGTGCTTTAAGATCAGACCCAGGATTTTCTCTCTCATAAGATTTTCTGCCCTTTTCGTTGAGTCCACCTTCTTTATTCTTTCCTTCCTTTCTTTGCCAAGCACTTTCATTTACGTCCTTGTCCTGTAGGAAGGAGACAGGAGATTTTTCTGGTTTCTTTTTCTTCTTACTATCCTTACCACCAAGTGCTGCCTTAGCAACTTTACCTGCTGAGTATGGATTATCTTTCTCTTTATTTCTCTTCGTATCATTACGAATCTCTCTCATCTTTAATGCGTGAGAGATCTTTCTTCTGGCAGAAGGTCTACCAATAGGAGGATTAGTTTTATCAATTGCTCGCGCTACAGAGAGTCCCACACCTTCTTCGATGGGGTCATCTTTAGTGTCTTGGAATTCTCTGAACGATTTCATTTTTCCTTGTTGTTTTTAGGGTTGGATGCACAATTTGCTTCGTGCTTTTCGATCCAGGTTTTAGGACGCCAATGTCCTTGGGGTGAAGTTAATCCACAATACTGGCATACCCACTGTGCGTTGTCGTTTTGATCAGCCATAATGAAACTTTCTGTCCTTAGATTTAGATGGTAGTTTGCCTGAACGCACCTTAGTGGATGATGTTTCACCATATCCTGCAGGGTGCTTTCCTGCTTTTGTTTTGCCAACGCTGTCAGACTTTGCCTTACTTCCCTTATCTGTGTAGTGAAGTTTAGCAGACTTGTCCTTGTCTTTAGTAATCACAGATTCTTGTCCGTGCTTACGACCCAGACGGCGCATCACTTTGCCGAATCTACGTTTCGACATTTTATCGGGTTTGGTAGTGTGGTACGAAACCTCACGACCTGTCTCACCTGAATCATATTTATATTCTCCAACACCTTTCTTGTGACCAATACCGTGCTTCTTCAGACCTTTCTCAAGATCTTTTCTTTTACCACGGTTCTTCTTTTCATCAGAACCACGGTCAGCACTGATATGTCCAGTCACTTTGGTTTTGGATTTATCCATAGCACGGGCGAGACCACCCTCGGAGATAAACTCTCCGAATCCCATTATAGCATACGATTGTGTTTGTAGGTGCATATCGGTAGAACCCTTTTGCTGAACAGACTTTCTTTGGAGTTGCAACTTCCTAAGGTTGATCATAAGTTGCCTGCGGTCTAGAAGTTGTTTGGTCTTCTTGATCGCCTGATTCTTTGGATCTTTAACTTCTTTGTTGGGTTGCGCTTCCATATTAACCACCAATTACTTGGACTTGCTCGACAACAACATCGGCACTACCAGCAGTGAGTTTCACAGTTCTCTTGATCATAGGAACAGTGTTTGCAACGATGTCTGCATCGCTTAAGACATATGCAGAACCTGCACCAGATGCATCAATATCAGTTGTGATTGTCTGGTCAGTTACAGCAGTTACCTTCTTACCACCTGAAGCGGCAGATTCAAAGTCTGTTCCAAAACCATTTGTATCACCACCATCAACTGTTTCGATATAGTCACCGACTGAGAATGTATGTCTTCCCCCTGCTCCTGTACCGTTGCCCGCTCCACCAACGCTGAAAACTGCTGTGGCAGCATTAGTAGCGGCGTGGACGCTAATGTTTTTTGATTTCCCACAGGAAAGTAATACTGCTTCACCTGCTGCAAGTGTGATTGCAGGACCAGCATTGAATTTAATGGTTGAAGCGGAAGCAGCATACGCCCGTACAACACCAGTTTTAACGACAATATAAGCGGTACCTGATCCACTCACTGTCGTAGTATCTAATACATTTAATACAGACATCGACTTTTTAATACTTGTTTTTACTATTTATCAGATTTTTGTTGCTTCAGGAACTTTGCGAGTTCCGCTGTTGAACCAACGAACATTGTATTGTTAGTAACGTTCTGTGCTGCTTTGTTCTTCGGTCCTTCTTCAATCTCCATCATTTTCTTATGAAGGTCCGCTAACTTATCCGCAGTATCGGCAACGTTCTTAATTAAATTACCAGCAACTTCGTATGCTCTAGGTGAGTCAGACTCTTGTGCCAACTCAAGAATACCATCAACTGCCTCCTGACCTTTCTCGATCAGTGCGTAAAAGTTTCCACGAGAATACTCATAGTCCTTGACCTGATGATCAGTGACATTTGGTACAATTGAATTATTCTTTTGTGGTTTACCTTGTTCTACCAAGGATGTTTCCACATCAAGAGCATCTTCAATACCGTCGTATTTACTCGTCTGCCCCTGTGACTGGGTTTCTTGATTTGCCATCTGAGAATTCACTATAGAGTTCATTAAATCCGAAGTTATCATCTGGATCTGCAGTGAGAGGATCAGGTTGAACTGTGTACCTCATCTCGCGTGCTGCAGTTGTCTTGGAATCCAGTGCAGTATCCACGATCGATTTCTTAATAAGTTTATTGGTAACGTCAGAGACAGGACCATAAACATATGTTTTAGCAGAGAACGAAAGTGTATAGATTAGAGTTCTACGTGTGGTGTAATCACCTTCATAGTCATCTTCATAAACAACTGAGTTCAATGTGACTGGAAAGTCTTTAACTTCGCCGATCGCTTCCTGAAGATTCAGGGTTATGTTGAACATCGGTTGAAAGAATGGTAAGATCTGTTCAAGAATCTGGAGACCATCATCTTGGTTCTTTGCCATAATCGATAGTTCAAAGTCCACATTGTATGGGACTGGCATAAACGATTTTCTAGTCTTGCTGTCAGTACCCGTATAACGAATCACCTGTGTGGGTGATACTTTTCTGGTAGCATCATAAGCAAAACCAGAGATCTCAAAAGAGATTCTAGGTAGTGTGATCTGTACAGCATCTTTAGTTGTAAGATCTCCTACTTGCTTAAGACGTGCAAGGAACTTATCTTTAGGACCATATGCCAAGGGTACTTTCATAACCTCACTTCTACTACCTTCCGTACGCTTGATTTCAATATTATTGAACAGTGTACCGAAAGCAATAACAGTCTTTCTAAAAATTTCGTTGTAAGAATAGGTTCCTAACATTACTGAGCGCCTCCAATTTCACCAAAAGGGTTACCTTCACTAAAGTCAATTAGAGCGTCCCCAAGAGTCTCAAAGGATGAATTCGCTTCAAACTCTGAGTTCGTATTATTTAGTGTATTGTAACTTGCAGTAGTCCAGGCAGCACCTGAAGTTTGACCAGTTACTGTTTCAGGAATGGTGAAAATACCAGACCTGTTGTACACTTGTAGTTGTCTATTAGTTGAATCCCAAGACTTAACTTCGGCAGTAACATTAGATGTACCACCTGCGATCTCTTCACCAACTGTAAATGTACCAGTACCACCAGTAGCAAAGTTGACAGTGATAGTCTGTGCAAGGTTTCTCTCGATAACATCGATTGCTTCGACGCCAGTATCGAGGTCCTCTCCACTGTATTCGAAGAGTTCACACTTGAGACCCCATACGTGGATCTTATTTAATTGATAGAATGGTTGTTCGTGCTCAACATATTGAATAGAAAATAACTTATTAGCAAGAGGGAAGTAAATCAAATCTCCTTCATTTGGTCTACCTTCTACAACCAGTGTTGTATTATCATCTACTAGATCTTGAAATCTTTTACGTGCAATAATAAAGTTAACTTGATCAGCAATCCTTACACCAAATTTACTGAACAGATCTCCATCTCCACCAAACCCCTGTACGTTTTCTAGGTATCCTTCGATTTGATATGCAGAGTCAAATGAATTCAAAGAATCTTCTCCAAGAACTGTATCCTCAGAAACCAATGTCTTAGGGATGTAGTAAAGTTCTACACCAAACATTTTAATTTGTTCTACGACAAGATCTTCAACGAGTTGTTGCTCGCCGCTTGTCCCTTGTGTGAAGTAAGAATTAGTAGGCATTACCCGATCATATCTAGAGGTGGCATTTCGTATGTGCTACGGAGTTTTTCATCTAGTTGTTCTAGTTCAGTAATCGCATCACTGTAAATCTTTTCTCCGTTCAAGGTGACACCACCAGGAAGTTGCACGTTCTGGAACTTCGTAAGGTTCTGTCCCCAATACTTTTTAATCATTGCTGTAGTATAATCTTTCACCCAAAGTGTTCCATAAATCTTGCTCCAGTTCAAAGGATCAAGAGCACGAACACAATCAATAACAACATACGAACCCTCGTGAGCATCAGTCTTAGTATCAAAATCAATGAAAAGACGACCTTGTGTGGCATTAAACCTAGTAGGTTTCATACCTTCCAACAAGAAGTTGATTGTTTCAAGGTGGGTCTGAATCATATAGTAGTGATAGAACTGTGTTGATGTAAAATCAAACAGGTCATTCAATCTCATTTGATAACGAATATCAAACATATTACGAGTGCCTTTATCAGTAAAGGTAAAAATACCATTCACTGCCAAGACGTGTTCTGGCAAAATCAAGTAATTGCTCTGTGTCTTAAACACAGTTCCTGTGTTACCTGCCTGTAAAGTATCAGTACCAGTCTCAGATTCATCTGCTTGGAATCTTGTAATATCCTCAGCAGTGAACTGATGCTTTAAAAATACTTTTTCCGATCCTCCATAATGAAATTCTTGAAACGTTTCGATTGTATAATCGATAGCGTCATCAATTTGATCGTCAGATACGTTCACCTCCAAGACTGGTTTACCAAGTCTACGGAGTGCGTATTCTTTTAATTCTGCTTTGGAGGTGGGATTTGCCATTACTTTCGATTTTGTAGTTGTTGAACAACAGATTCTTTGCCCATAGGAGCAATGTCTCTAAGACCATTAGCATCAAACCAAGGAGCAGTCTCCCAGTTGAAACCTTCACCAAATGTATTATCAGGTGCTACGACATACCAATGACATTTAGAGTCAGGTATATCAACAGCACACACTGCCCAGTCATCTGCCCACTGAGGTACTTGCACATACATCACTGGTAAGTGATCAGCAAATACAGGTCCCACACTTACAAAGAGTGAAACTAAGCAAGAGAACACAAATAACAGTGGAACGAATTTAAGTGGGAATGGTGTCTTATTCATTTTTATAAGGCAGCGATTGCCGCTTGGAATGCAGCATAAGTAGCGGAGTTTGCAGCAGCAGTTTTGAGTGCCGCTAGTGTAATTGTCTCTGCCTGTAATGCAGAGTCAGCAGTTGCACCTTGTGCAGCAGTAGCGTATGCAGTAGATGCAGTCGCAGCAGCAGTTCCTAATGTAGGTTTGCCAGTTAGATCTGCGTATGCACCAGAGAATAGTGTAGGCAGGTTACTAAGATCATTATAAGATCCACTGGTTGCAACTGTGGCAAGGTCTCCTGGTTGTGTAGCAGAAGCAGCAAGTGTACCCTGTGCAGAAGTTGCATATGCAGTTGCCGCAGTGGTAGCAGCAGTGCCAAGACCAAGAGTTGTTCTTGCAGCAGCAGCGTCAGCATCATCAATCAGGGTTCCACCGAAGGTGCTGACATCAGATGCGTCAAGTTTTCCAGTGATACCAGCAACAACACGAGCATCAGCACGTGCGTTTGTGTAGTATAGATTTGTGCCTTCACTTAAATTACTTGTTGACTTACTGGATAGGTCTAAGTTTGCACCTGTCTGTAAGTTAACTCTTGCATCAGCACGAGCATTGGTGTAGTAAAGGTTAGTGCCTTCAGCAAGATCAGCAGTATCGTGGTTAGATATAGATGCAATCGTTGTTGGAATTGTGTATGAGATAACACCAGTGCCACTGTTGTATCCTAGATCTCCACTGACTGAGATGTGTCCACGAGTTCTGGCAGCAGTAGTAAAGAGATTGGTTGATCCCTCAGTAATGTTGTCAGTATTAATGTCTGCTTGAGTTGCACTCAAAGTCAGTAGGTTACCTGCGTCATCGTATGATGCAGTAATACCTGTACCACCAGAGATAAGAGCAGCAACGCGATCATCAACTCTCTCATCAGTGAAGTAAAGGTTAGTTGAACCCTCAGCAAGAGCGTTAGTATTATGGTTCGCGATAGAACCAACCTGTGACTGACCGAAAGTAATAGTTCCAGTAATGTTCAAGTTACCCTGAACCTCAAAGTTCGTTGTAGAAACGAAGTTAGTAACACTCAGAGTGTTAGAGAATGGGTTGTATGTAAGGTTGGCAGAGTCAACAAACATTCCCGTATGCCCTGTGTTAGAGGCAGAGAATGTTGGATAGAATGTAGTATTATTATTTGTATTGTTAACGTCAATATTATTTGCGTTCGTTGCAGTTCCTGTAACATCACCAGTCAAGTTACCAGTAATCTGTCCAGTAACACCCAAGGTGTTGCCCATTGTGACAGCATCGGTAAATGAACCAGTACCAGAAGTAACCAAGTTACCCGCCATAGTGACGTGTCCAGTTGTGGATTCAAGAGTAATCTTGTCCTGACTGTTACCGTTCTGTAGTTTCAGTGTCTTAGTAGCACCTCTGATAACCACATTATCTTTGAACAGTGAAGTGCTGTTCTGAGTAAGAGCATCATTAAGTGTGGTTGTACCATCAACATTCAGTGTGCTATCAAAGTCAACACCCTGAGTCACATTCAATGTGTCATCAATAACAGTTGCACCAAGAATATCAAGTGAACCGTCGATGTCAGTGTTACCGTTGGAAGAGTTAACGTTGAACTTGTTAGAACCAATCGCGAGGTTACCACCGATCGTTACAGTAGACTGAAGATCAGCAATACCAGATGCAGTGATAGTTGAAACGTTAGTAGCAGCAGTAACACCAAGTGTACCTACGATTAGAGTATTACCTGTAGGTCCGTCAACAGTAAAGTTACCGTTACCAACATTAAGATCATCGCCAATATATGCTTTCTTAGATACCGCCAAACCACCAGCAGTGAATACTGAAGCGACGTTGTTGGATGCACTAACAGCATCTGCAGTATCATTGAATCTTACATTCTCAGCGTAAGTCTGAATACTTGCGTAACTTACAGTTCCATCAATTACTGAGTTACCATAGACACGAACATCACCTGAAACAACCAAGTTGTTTCCGATTGATGCACCACCCGTAACTCTAAGAGCACCGTTTCCTGAATAAGATCCAGTCGTGGTTGCTACTGAGTTATTTGTAATTGATGTAACACCTGTTACACCTAGAGTGTTTGTAATGTTTGTAGCATTCGTTACATCCAGTGTTCCACCGATTGTGGTATTGGATGTCACGTCAAGGGTGCTAGAAAGCGTTGTAGCGTTCGTAACTCCCAAAGTACCACCGATAGTGGTATTGCTGGTTACTGCCAGTGTAGAGGACAGCGTAGCGGCACCTGAGGAACCGAATGTACCTGCTACTTGTGTATCACCTGTTCCTGCATCTACAGTAAACTTATTATTATTGACTGCTAGATCATTAGTAACATCAAATGTTCCTGTTACTGAAAGGTTACCACCGAAGGATCCATCATCTGTAACAACGAGATCGTCGCCGACATAAAGATCCATACCGATGCCAGCACCGCCACCAACGATAAGAGCACCAGACCCTGAGTTAGTTGCGTTGGTTGTATCGAATAGTTTGACTGATCCCGCATCGATGCCTGATCTGGTTCCTGCGAATGCTTCACTTGAGTTTGTTGCATCGTGATAAAGAGCGAATCTGGAAGCGGAGTTATCCCAACCGAAGAATCCAATTTTACCAGATCCATCGTAATATCTGAACTCAACACCACGATCCTTAGTATCTGATGACTGAGGAACAGTGTCTCCACCCAGTGTAATAACTGGATCATCAAGTTGTGTTGTGGTTGAGTTAACAGTTGTTGTAGTTCCGTTAACAGTCAAGTTACCTTCGATCAAGGTATTTGAATTGACTGTCAAGTCACCATCAACAGTTACGTTGTCAGTAAACTGAGAGACTGCATTAACTGTCAAGACATCAGTATTTGCATCACCAATAGTGGTCAGAGGACCATTGATTGTAACGTGACGGTTGAATGTGCTATCACCGTGAACAGTGAAAGTACCGACAGTGCTTGAACCCTGTCCAGTTCTACCAATCTCAGTGTTACCTGATTCACCAAGTACACTAAACTCAACAGTATCATTAGAGTTAAGTTTACCGATGTATAGATCATCACCAATGTGAAGGTCAGTAGCAATACCTGCACCACCATAGACTCTCAAGTTAGAGTTGTTATGTGTAGCGTAGGAAGGAGTATATGCAATAGATGTACCAGTTCTAAACTTATATCGTACTCTCAAATAGTTCTGTGTACTGAATGTTTCAGTCGTAGTACCTTGGTCTTTCTGGTTGATAGCACCGTTGATATAGAGGTCATTATTGAATAGAGTATCTCCTTCAATATAACCACCACCATCAAATCTAAATGCACCGTAGTCAGCACCACTGATAACAAAGTTATTATTACCGTCAGTAGAGATTGTAGGTGTATCGGTATCCTCAAGATATACAAACTGAGCAACGTTTAGAGTTCCTTCAATATCAGTGTTACCATTTGTGCTAGTAACTTGGAACTTATTGACTGAACCATTTGTAATGGTCAGTGTCTTAGCAGTTGTATCAAGAAGAATGTTGTTGTGGAAAGTTGAATTGCCGTCAACATCCAGTTCAGCATTCAATGTTGTGTTCTGATCAACATCAAGAGTGCTATTAAATGTTACGCCACTATCTACATCTAATGTGCCGTCTGTGTGTGTATTACCATTATCTGTGTCTACATCAAATACACTTACACCTGCAGCAGTTTGAATATCAAATTTCTTATTGTCTGCTTGAACGATCAAGTTATCAGTAACTGTGGTCTCTAGTTGTACATCAAGAGTACCTTCGATAACTGTGTTACCTGTGTCAGTATCAACTGTAAACTTATCTACACCTGCTGCAGTTTGAATCTTGAAGTCTTCGTTATCAGACTTGATGATAACAGTGTCATTAATTTCTGTCTGACCCGCGATGGTTACTTCACCACCGATATGTGCATTCTCAGAAAGACCCAAACCACCAGTTACAACAAGCGTACCTGTAGTAGTTGAGGTAGAACCAGTATTTGTAGTTAGAGAAAGACCACCTGCTTTGATGTAAGCATCAGTTCCAGTAAATGTCTCGCTACTATTTGTTGCATCATAAAGGAATGCATAACCACCAGTACCAGAATCAAGACGTGTTAGATCTTCATCCCATCCGAAGAAACCAACTCTTGCCTGCGAATCGTAATATTTAAACTCAATACCACGATCTAGTCCATCATCAGACCCAGGTGCAGTGTCTCCACCAAGGGTAAAGATAGGGTCATCAATAGTAACAGTCGTGCTGTTAACAGTTGTTGTTGTTCCATCGACTTGGAAATCTCCGTGAACTCTGACAGTACCTGTGATTGCTCTGTCATCACCAGGGTCAAGGTGAAGAGTTGAGTCAGTCGTAGCAATGTAGTTCTCTTGAATTCTTACATCTTCGACCCAAATTTTACCTGCAGCATCAGATGCACTGATCTGTACTGTATCTTCTGCTGTAATGATTACATTAGAAGTTCCTGATCCTGCGTTAGTAGCAAGGATACTTAAGTTTCTATTAGATGTACTATTTTGTGTAGTCTGAAATATTAGGTTACCATCGCCAGTCTTATCCAGTGTCTGAGCAACTGTTCCATCAAGAGTAATATCAGGATCAGAAAAATAGGAACGGACGTTAACATCAAACTCACCAGCGCCACCATCGCCTGTATTATTAGCGCCAACAAGTAAGTTGCCGCTTGTATCATTAACTTTAACATAGTTGAGATAATTAAATCCTCTATAACCTGATGTAGCAGTTAGTTCGTTATCAAGTTCAAATGTTTCAACAGTATTTCCGTCTGCAAATCCAAGTACATTATTCTGAAGTTGTGTATTATCTACTGCTGCGGCGGCAATGGTGACGTGCCCGCCACTGTCAACGTCGAAATCTTCCTGTGCAAATGATGCCAGTCCCTTCTGCTCCGTCGCCTCAGCCGCGAGGTAGCGCCAACTTCCAGTATCGCCAGTGGTATGAGTAGGAGCACCAAGACCACTACCAATGTCCGCAATTGCTTGGTAAACTTTTGAGGCATTCTTGATGATGTCATATCTGCTGTATGCTGTACCTGCATCATAGTCTGGCATCTTTGTGCCTTCAGTTGCAGTAGCAATAGGCACAGTTAAGGCAGCGCCTAAGCGACCATACCTGTCTACACTAAATTTAGTTGCATTGACAGTTTCACTAGACCCATTTCCAGTGACAGATGTCAGGGATTCCGTATTATAATTACCAACAACCACTGCAGTATCTGCAAGGTCGATGAATGGGTTTTGAGATGTTCCGTCAGGAACTGTGAACACAATTCGTCCACCACCACCAGTTAACTGTCTGGTTAAAATATTTCCTTGAGATGCACGAACAAGAATACCAACGTTCGTAAGTTGAGCAAGTGAGGTTAGGTCATCATCCAATGCCTGAGCATCAGAGATACCATAGTCAGCAAGTGTAGATGCAAGTTCAGCACCAACCACACGACCTTGTGAGTTAACTCTAACCCTTGTGTAGAGTGCTTCAGCAGTAGGGTTAGCAGGATCGTAGTGAGGCAAACTCGTCATAAGTGACAAGTCGGTGTTCAATGTAAGGTTAGAAGAACCGTCGAATGAACCAGAACCTGTTACCTGACCTGATAATTGTATTTGACGTGCGTTTGATAATCTAGTGGCAGTTGAGGCATTACCGATAAGAGTCGCAGTGACAGCACCCGCTTGGAAGTTACCGTCAGCGTCTCTCTTTACAAGAGTATTTGCAGCGTTTGATTCTGTTTCTAGTGGTCGCTCATATTTCAGCGAGTTCCACGGGGTAACACCGTCACCAATCTTGATACGTGAAGTATCAATTTCGATTCCAAGTTCACCCTGTGCCAGGATTGGATTGATGTTTGCCCATTGCTGAGCACCATCACGTCTTAATTGTAGTCTATTTGCCATTGGTTAACACACGTGGTATCCGTTAACGGAGATAATCTGCCTCTCAGATATTTATACAGCAAATAAAAAGGACCCTTTCGGGTCCAAAGGTTATGCAGCGTCTACGTTATCCACTTCTGGAGCAGGTTCCGCTTCATTCTCTGTACCGAGGCAGTATTCTAGAGTCTCAATAGCACCTTGTAATTTAAGTGCTTGCTGTTCATTGCCGCGAATCATCTTCGCCATTCTTTGATTGTCTTCAATAAGACGCTTGTAGCGATCTTTGAAATCACCAAGAAGTTTATCTTGGTCAATTACTTCAGGTTGGTCTGCAGGCATTAATTTTTCTCCAATAATGTTTTCAGTAAGGATTTGATTTCCGACATATCTGATTTTAACACATCTACGTCAGATTTCAAGTTATCGAGGGTTTCAGCACTCATTTTACGCTTCTTAGCAGCGTTCCCAGGAGGTGTGGGTTTCATATTTAGGACAGCGTTGGTATCGGAATCCCGAACTAAATCGGGATGTCCTTTAACGGGAATGTAATCAGAGGTCACTTAATGCCATAACACGAAGGTTTTTGAGTTCAGGAACGTATGCTTGGTTCCTAGAGGTCATAATAATTTTGATCTGTGCAGAACTAAACTCGGTTCCTTCGAACGTATATTCGAGGTCACGATATAGAATGCCTTCTGTCTTAGCGACAGTTTTGTCTTCTTTACCGTTTCCGTTAAAATATGTATAACCGATCTCATCAAACGTTAATGATGTACCAACAGGCATTGTCCTGTACATCACGTGGATCTCGGTATCTGGGTGTCTCCACGCTTCAAATGAAACTCTCAAGGAGTTGGCAGGTTGAAGCAGGTTCATAACCTTAGAAATATACACTGCTGAGTTTAGATCACCTGTTCTATCTTCAGCATTAGAATTAGAAGCAGCAATCTGATTAATTCTATTAGATGTTGTAATGAGTGAACAACGATCACGGTCAACGATTGGTGACAAGTTTTTGTTAGTTGTACTCATCAACAACTGGAAGTTGAGTGACTTAGAACCAGATAGTTTGGCATCTTCATTAACTTGTGAACAAACCATCTTGGGGAATCCAAGGTAGTTGTCTTCGTTAGCAATACAGTCGATATAAACACCATCATTAATGAATGATGCTTCGTTTGTATTGTTACCATCCAAGAGAGAAGTTGCAGATACAACGTTAATTCTAGGATCAACATCAGTCTCAGGATAAACAGTCATCTGAATTTGAGGATAGAACTGTTCAAACTGTATATTCTGTGTTGATGTAACTCTTGATCCACCATTTCTAATACCATTGCTAGAAACAGATGTAACTGCAATCTTGTAAGTATCAAGTGTGGGTGAACCAATCTGGGTATGAAGTTTGTTGATTTCTACTAATGGAATACCATCAAGGTTGTAACATTCAACAATCGTGCTGGCATTGTGAACCAGAGCAGCAGTTCCTGCTTGACCACGAGAACCAGAAGGTAGAGTTAGAATCTTACCATCTGAAGAGATGCCATTGTATTGGACAATCTCAAAATGTTTCTGTCCAATTTCAGGATCACGAAGAATGATATATCCAGGGTTACTAGTAGAAACTGCAGAACCATTGATAAGTGGGTGGAATGCAGATGCATCAGCAACGTGTAACTGGAATGTACCAGACACACCGTCAGAGGCAGTGATACCGTTTGTATGGTATGCAGAGTCAATAATTGTAGGAGCAACTTCTGAGATACATCCTTCAATCTTCACGTTGTTAGCAACGTCGTGCATACAGTGGTTAGCGTGATGAATAGTAACCTCAGTTGCTTTGTTGAAGTATGAGATAGGAGCAGAAGCATAATCATTGATGTCATCACCACTTGATGCCACACCACCAGAACCAATCGTACCAGAACCAGTTGTCTGAGAGGCGATTGTTTGAGTGATAGGATCAGCAGGAGCAAATGTACCCGTGACAGACTTAACTGTTAAGAGTCCTGAACCTGCGTTCCAAGCGGTAACCATACCAGATGCACCAGTACCATTAACGATTGGTTCGTTAACTGTGAATGTACCTGTTACACCAGTCAGAGTGATGTTAGCAATAGATCTAGATGAAACCAATCTATAGATGTAATTTGCACCAGATGCAACACCTTCTCTAAATTCACCCTGAACATCATCAACAATAATATAAGAGTTAGATGAACCTGAGATACCTTGAACAACTTCTCTAACGATCGCAGAAGGAACTGGGTTAGTATCAGTCTGAGTAATTTCAGCACCGATAGTAAAGTTAGCAACGTGATCAGAAAGAATAATCTTAAGTTGTGGTTTCAGTGTTTCAATAGGATTGTGACGCAATCTGCTAATACCACCATTACCAATAGCAAGTTGAGAGTTATTGAATACAGCAGTACCAGTTGAGTTTGCTGTAAACTCTGCCTTATGAAGGATAAACTTAAGATCCTCATACTGGTCAGCAGTCCAAGTAGAAGCGTTCTGTGATTTAAAGAGCACACCTGCATATGGTTGCTCAGAGATCGTTCTATCGTTTGTAATATCATCTTCACCCATTCTGGAAATCCAGAGTTTATATTCGTTGGAGTCAGAAAGAACAACCAAACAATATTCTCTATTCTCTGTCACATAGATTGGTGACGAGAATGTAAATCTAGTAGAAACTGTTCCGTTTTCAGATAGATTAATCTGTGAAGGAAGAAGTGTAACATCAGAGAATGCAAGAACTTTAGTGGTTGGATAACCATTTGCCATCTCTCTAACCTGTACAGATACTGGGATTCTCTCATCCTTAGTATTAAAGTACAAGTCAGCACCAGTTATAAATGCACCACCTTTAGACTCAACCAAGAAGGACTGAGCAAGAGGGTCGTACCAACCTGTGTCTCTTGTTGATGTACTTGAACTGTTAACGGTTCTACCTTGAGTAACAGTATCTCTAACAACATCGGCGTTTCTAACAGCAAGAATAGTTGTCTGCTTAGTCTCGATGACACCAGATGCAACGTAGTTAGCAGATGCAGCAGAGTCAACCTGACCAGGAACTCTAGAGTCAGTTGATGAAGTTGTAAGACGGATAACACGTGTACCTGTAGCAAATCTTGGGTTGGTGTCAACACCAGGATTAGGAATCCACATAATACCTTCAAGGTCACCGTTGGTGTTAGCAACAAGACGCTTAGTCTTAACAACAGCACGAGCACCAGATGTTTGACCGACAAGGATCTCACCCTCTAGAGGGTTACCATAGTAAGCACCTGCAACTGTCTCCGACATAATTTTAGTGTCGATATTAAGGAGAGGTGTAGTTGATGCATAGGAACTAGGAAGTTCACTAGAATCAAATGGGTTTAGATCATCATCAAAACCAGTGTTAGGATCCATCAACTTGAGATGACAATCAGATGACTGACCAACTACTGTCTCTCCAACAACGAAAGGTGTATTGTTTGTTCTTGTATCATCAATAGGATTCTTAATAACTTCAATCAATCGAGGCGTTGTGTAGAAATTAACATTAACGTTATCGATGAAAGCATAGAATCTGGTGTTTGGTTTCAGACGCTGGATCTTAAATGCAATATTTCTTGATCTAATGAAAGGAATAACTGTACGCTCAATAACTCTATCACCAAGAGATTGGCGATCAATTCTAGGAACAACGTTAGTTCTAAGACCAGATCTAGATTGGTTACTAACAGTATTTGTGGTGTTAGTGTTAATTCTTCTGATAAACGGCCAAGAACCTCTTCTCATAAACTGAGATGAAGAAGAACTGTTACTGGAAGACCAGTTAGTTCTCCAAGAGTTCCACTGTGTAGGAACAAAACCTGTGTTGGTGTCACCACCAAGTGCTTGAACCTGTGCAGTAAAGTCACCTTCAATGTTCACAACTCTATCTGGTTCTCTCTCTTCTGCTACCCAGTCGTCAGATGATGGGAATAGATCCAATCTACCGATGTAAGCAAACACGTTGAATGGGTTTACATTCTCAACTCGTGATGCATAAGGTTGAACAATAAACTGAATTTCGTTATATGGGAGAGTCAGTGTACCAACACTATGGTTAGTAACAGCATTAGATGCAACTTCGTTATACTCAAGAGCAACGTTTGTTGTATAATGAGACGCTCTCAAGATACCTTCAGAGAAGTCCAGAGCACAAGCAAAGTCTTCGTGTCTAGTTTGAGCAGAATCGAATGATGTAAAGTTATCAACTAAGAATCCATTCTTGAATTTATCAAAACCATCAGCATCCTTAACAGAGAATGATGCAGTTTCCATCTCAAGAAGGTTTAGAGATGTGTAATACTCAAGGTTATCAACTCTCTTTTCAATTCTACCGATGTCACGCATTGTGAAACGTCGGTTGTTTTCTCTAGAAATTCTTACATCTGCAGGACTATAACCATATGGTTTATGGAAGAATGTTGCCATTAGCATTGCATTATCCATATCACCTGGAAGTTCTTGGTTCTCACCAGAAATACCTCTGGCAATCTTAAACTCTTGCTGGTCAGTTAGGAATAATTTGTCAACTCTACCAAGGTAGTAGTCATAGTCACAACGAAAATCTGACTCAGGTTTTGGAATATCAATGACCGTAGCATTATTTGCAACACCACCAGAAGAGAATCCTCTATCTTTAAAGTCGAGTGATGCACAGTTTACATAGTATGGTGAACCTACAGTACCAGATCCTGAAAGAACAGGAGTAACGGCAGGTCTAAAGTCAAGAACATCTCTAAGTTCTCTTGTTTCACCGTCAAGAGTTACAGAAGGAATCCTACCATAGTCAATACCAACATAAGATTGAGCAGCAAAATAGTCACCCGTTGCTTCGTGAGTGAATCTATCAAACACAATCATCAACTTTCTAAGAGGTTTAGTTGATGATGCATACCTAACAAGTTTAGAAATATCGTAGAAGTGACCTTTCTGGTTAGCATCAAGGAAGAAATCTGTAGTAATATTTCTAGAACCATTATCGATAGATCCTTCTGCATCATTTGAAAGACCAGAGATAACTTCATCGTTAGCATCAAAACCACGAATAGTTTCACCTAACTGGAAGAATGTATCGTTTTCATATACAAAATGGCAGACGTATGAAACAGCGTTGAAGTTTACAACACGCCCTTTTGCTTTAGATGTCTGACCTTCAATAATAGTACCTTCTTTGAAGATGGTTGCATCTTGCATTTGAAGGTTAGGAATTATAGCAGCATTATCGTCTGATGATTCATAGATGGCGTGAACGTTATAAACGTCAGTAGATCCAAGTGAAATCTCTTCGTCTTCAATACGAGTTCCAAACAATGAACCATATGTAAGACCATACTTAACAGCATCAGATGAGTTAGTGGTTCTCTCAACCTTCATAACTTCCATCTGAGTAGCATTCTTCAACTTCTTCTCTGCTTGGTTTTTAGAGATAGAAGCAATCAAACGACAAGATGTAACACCAGTTAAACCAGAAACAGTCAATGATGTTCTTGGAGTACCAGTTGTGTTAAATGCAAGATTTGATTCGATGTCAATCAGTGTACCTGGGGTAGGTGCAAGAGATACTAACTGATAGTGATCCTTATCATATGCAAGGAACTGTTCATCAGCAGGTAAAGAAATCGTAAAGTCATTAGCACCAGTAACTGTGATGTCGTCAAAAGAACGTGCAACAATAGCAGATTCATCACTAATATTATTGATCGATTCTTTTGGCATCTCGATCATAAGATCAGCAGTCTCTCTATCATAAATCTGAGGACGCAATCTAACTAAGAATCCATAATCCCCTGCTGGAATATTGTTACCAGAGTAGGTAGCAGTAGTAGCAGTTGTAATCTTATTATCGATATTACCTGAAACAGTGCTAATTCTATCAGCGAACAGAGCGTTTACTCCGTTCTGAGTAAAGATGTCATTTGGTCTGATGTCTAATGTGAAGTTAGATTGTGTACCAGTTAACGTACCAGTAGCACCCGCAGAACTTACATTAAAGTTTGTACCAAGAATAACAACCTGAGCATCGTTGATGAGGTCTCCAGCAAATCTAATGTTGTTTGTATCTGGATCTCTACCGATCATTGAACGTGCATCGGTAACTTGGAATGAGAAATGGTCGTTTAGAGTACCGATTTCAATACCATCACGCTCAAGAATCTCCCCATTTCGGAATGAACCATAAACTTGGTAAACGTTGAATACTGAACCACCTGATACATCGCCTTCAACAAATGCTTTTGCCCTAGAAGTTCTACCTCTAATAACGTGTCCTTGAGTAAGTGTGACTGCAGCATCTGTTTTAAAGATTGTTAGAGGTTGTAAGTCAAAAATATATGCTTTAAAAACTGTTGCTGTAGAAGTTACATTAGTACCACTATGATATTCATATGCAGCAATACGACCAAGTGCAACAATCTGACCATTACTGGAAAGGTTATTACTTTGTGCTTGATCTCTAAACTCAATAACTTGATAGTTGGCAGTAATATTATTACCGTTGATGATAGGGGACCCCTGTACATTATTCATCAACATATACTGACCCAACTCAAACGGGATGATTGAGTTCTGTAATGCAAGAGTTTCTCTTGGTTTGATCAAGTCAATGAAACTAGGAACCAGAGTTTCTGATTCGTAACCCTTAACGTATGCTTTACCAGGTCCAATCTCTACAGCATAGTGTGCAGTAGATGCATTATTACCTTGAGGTGAAGTCTCTCCAGGAAGATATACACCACCATTAGAACCATCATTATAATGTTCTCTAACTCTTACATCAAAATCACGAACAGTATAATCACCAGACTCGTCAAATGTTCTTCTAGCAAGTTCTTTTGCAAGTTCGTTATATGCAGATCTTTCTACAAAACTTTCAATCTGAGATTTATTAATTCTTAAAAGTTCGATGAAGTTTTTATCAGTATCATCATCGATAACTTTTTTAACTAGACTGGTTCTGATCCTAAATCTGTGAGCACCAGGAGCAGAATAGTTGGAAGTACCAGTAGCATTATCGTTTAGATTTGGATCATCTTCTGGAGTAACAATAGATTCGAAAATTTCTAGACCAATCCTATAAGAAGGATTGTTTGCATATTGATCAAGAATGATAGTCTGTTCAAGAACATCTACAAAGTGTCCTCTAATAAAGTAAACACCATTAGCAATACTAGCAGTAGAACCTACAGCAGTAGAGTTAGTAGGAAGCAACTGAGAGAAAGGAGTGCCGATCTCAATCAGAGAGTTACCATAAGTAATCTCAGAAGCACAAATCAACTGTTCGTTATCAACAAACTCTCTTGTATCTGAATCTGAACCACCAGATGTTAGATACTTAACGTATAATGTAATATAACCACGCTCAGATGTAGTAGAAGAAATACTGAATATAACTTTTGCTTTGATACCAGTGGTAAGACCTTCAATAATTTTACCAGTAATTTGTTGTCTATATTGTTCAACGTCTGCACCCAAGAATGATCCTTGGAGGATAACTGCTTTAGCATCAAGGTCATAACCAATCTGACCAGGGATGACCATACTGCCATCCTTAAACATATGCGTACCAAACGACTCAACCTGATTTTGCATCAGAGATTGAAGCGTCGTTAGTTCACGAGCTTGGATAGGGTACCCAGGGCGGAACAGCACTCGGTAAAAATTATTCGCCTTATCGAAATCATCGAAATAAGGAGCGATATTCAGATTGGTATTCTGAGGCATTGGTTTAGAACTCTACTACGATCTTAATGTCTTCAATTTGGTCGCCAGCACGGGAGATTGCTCTCCTATTGTCTATGTAGATGACTTTTCCAGAGTCCTTTTTCACCTCGGATTTGGCGTAACCAGAAGTGAAAGACATACCTAAGTCATACTCAGTGTTATTAATAACACGAGTTGCTTCACCAGGTACGATAGGGAAGTTAATATCAGGGTCGGCAGAAGTACCAGAACCTGAACCAACAACGGTGTTACCACCATCAAAGACTGTTTTATTACCAGAGATTTCAGGGAAGATACCGTCAACTCTGTTTTGGTAATACTTAAGAACTTTTGTTGTTGAGTTCCAAGATACAACTCGACCTCTAGCAGTCACTTGTTGACCACCAACAGTACGAGTTTGAGTAATAATTTCGTCAGTATTAAATGAACCTGTGAAATCTGGCGCGAAAATCACAGCGTTAGTAGCAGACAAAGTAATAGCGTCTGCCAATTCTTCAGTACCATACTTCAGAGGATTCAGAACCAAACCGATACGTCTGTAATCGTTATCAGTTGGGAAATCTCCAGAACCTTCATCGTATGTGAACTTAGTGTTGATCATAGTACGGAACCCACCCAATTCAATTTGGGGACCTGAACCGTGTCCACCTTTCGGAGGAATGATAACGTCGATAGCACCACCAGATCCAGTACCAGCACCGATACCGTTAATCTCATCAATGATGACTTTACCAAAGGAATAGTTGGCACCACCAGAAGTTACAGTAGCAGAGACGATACGACCACCGTCAACCACAACAGATATTCTTCCACCAGTTCCATCACCTTT